GTTTGCGCCTCGAGGACAGTCGCACCTTGGTACGAATCGTCACCGGTCGGCGGGGCGTTCCGGTCGACCCGAAACGTCGGAACCATAAACCCGAGTTCGCGCGCCTTGCGCACAATCTGCGAATACACCTTGATTTGTTGACCGCGTTCGCTGAGGTACGACAAAGGCACCCAGGTCGCCTTGGCCATCTCGAGAAGGTTCGGAATGAGGCAGAGTCGATCCGCAATTCTGTGCGGAAGCTCGGTATCCTTGAGACAGTACTCTGCGACCTCGCCGAGTCGGACCGGATCGCCTTCGGCAAAACGTCCAAAAATTTCACGCACCGGCATATCGAGTTTCGAGTCGCCCAAGAAGTGCCGCGAGACATTGTTGAGCGAGTAGCTTTCGAGTTTGTGTTCGCGCTTCACATCCTGGAACATATCAAATACGTACCGGCCAATCATCGGCACGAGCTTGAGCGTGTTTGAGCCGAGGGCACTTGACGCCAGTGTCTTCGTGACGAGTTCGACGGGTGTTTCCCTGAGCCGCCCCCATGTGAATGTGTCCGGCGAACAGCCGCACACGACCGACCGCGTATACATGTACTCGAGATCAAACCCGAAAATGTTCCAGCCGGTAATTACATCCGGGTCGAGTTCGTCGCGGAGATACTCTGCAAAGCGTTCGAGCATGGCACGCTCGGTCGGAAACCATTCAGAGTCGGCGCACGCAGTCTCTTTGACGCATAGGACTTTACGATCGTGGATGACGTTACCGACCCGGGTCTCGATCGCAATCTGGAAACAGACATCCGATTTTTCAAACGCGGACGGGAACGCACCCGTCGCCGAGTAACATTCAATATCCAGGGACGCGATACGTAACGGCGCCAGATCATCGCGCGCGACCGGCTTCAAGGTTCGCCAATCCGATACGCAAAGATCTATCGCGCACGTGGATGCGTCTCCAGGTCGACCCGTCGCACAAAGCCACCCGGTTGACTGAATGCCTGTTCTGTGCATGACACGCAGAACCGGGTCCAGATTTGCTTCGTAGACTTGGTACTTTTGGTTCCGACAGGCCCATTCGCCGCGTCGGAGATCACTCAGCGTCTTGAATGTCAACTTGGCAAATGTATGTTCGGCCTGATTCTGAAACCCCCAAAGGTCTTTGCGCCGGATACACACAGGCGACTCAGTCAGGGTCGTGAGTCGCGGTGGAGCTTTACCCGGTCCGATCTTTACGAAAAAGTAGGGCTCGAATGGCGTTTCGACGTGGACGGACTGACCATCTTCCGTCCGTCCAAAAATATCAACCGTCAGGGAGTCCTCGGTCTCGCGGGTCGACCAAGCTACAGCCTGGAACGTAACAGTCATACCGTACCAAGGTTTCAAATTTTTATGACACACCCAAGTATGTTGACCCCGGCGCAGATCGCCTCCTGGATGGCTAAACCGCGATCGGCACCTCTAAGCCGCACGCCGTCGGGTAACACCCTCGCGCGTCAGGCGCGACTCCGTGCCGAGGCGAACAGACGCCAGGCTGCCCTTGCCGCCCGGGCCAATCTCAAGAAAAAGCGGGTCGTCCAGCGTTGGAAAAAGGCGGTCACGGCCGTTCGGACTGCCCAGCGCGCCATACGTAAAATGGGCCTTTTGCCCGGTCACGGCTCGCGGTCCAAGGCGGGTCTGACCAACGCCGAACTAAGGGCACTTTCGGCCTATAACATGCTGACCAGTAGTCGCGTTCTTAAACGCGCCGGCTCGAGCACGTATCGCACATTTGCTTAAAAAGCCGGTTTTGTCTTCGGCGCCGATAGAGGAAAGCAACCAGAGACCATCAACAAACAAACATGGCTCTCGCAACCGTCTTCGCTGCTCTCGAGGAGTCTATGCGCAACCTGGTGATCCGTATCGCAGAGGGTGAGGGTCTGGATGCCGACGAACTCATGCACAAGTACCTGGGTCCGGACGTCAAGCCTGCCCCGGTCAAGAAACAGCGTACCGCCAGTGTGACTGTGACCGAGGTGGCCAAGTGTTCCGCCAAGACCGCAAAGGGTAAGGCGTGTTCGCTCAAGGCGCTCGACGGCATGTGTTTCTGTCGCGTCCACATTTCCAAGGCGGCAGAGTCTGACGAGCCCGACGAGGGGTCTGCGTCAGTCGGCCCCGTGAAGAAGAAGCCCAGCCGCAAGGACAAGGGGAAGGCGCGCGCGACCGAAGAGGACGAGGACGAGGACGAGGCCGGACCGTCCACGGCTCCCCCCAAGAAGAAGAAGAAGAAGGTTCGTTCGGCCCCGCCCGTACACACGCACGAGATTGACGACGAGACCCACGAGGATTGTGAGCTGTGCCATACGCACGGCGGAGCACTGAACGACACGGCCGAGACGGAGTTTGAGATGGTTGTGAGCCCGCCGCGAACCCTTCGGGAGCGGCTGGTGGCGGTTGCAGCGGCGATGACGGAAGAGGAGGACTACGACGACGAGGAGTGAACACTTAAACCTGCCGCGCGTATGTTGTTTAATGAAATGAACGCCCCTATTTATCGCTCCGAAGACTATTATCGTATGCGTGCTCGTCACGGGGACACCCCCGAAGAAATTGCGAAACATAAGGCGTGTACCTGGCCCGAAACGTCGTTTGTCCCCCCGGCGGTATCGACCGTCCAGCCTAGACACAAGTGTGGTCCGGCGATCACGGCGCTCTTTGCTCGGGCGACATCCCGCCCGTCACTCAAAGAACTCGTGGATGCTATGCGCGCAGACGGTTTTCCCGATACGGATATTCATAGGGCCCGAACGGCACATACACAACGTCGCGCCACTATGGATAAGCGACAGGCTGAACTTGAAAAATTATTTGGAACATCGTCTCGGTCGACACCGGCGGCTAAAAAGGTTCTCAAGCCCGTCAAGAAAAAGGTTTAAAAGCGGTCGACCATGAAAAGGAAAGCAATGACCGAGTACCAAAAACTTACCCACGTCCAACACATCTTGAAGCGACCAGACTCGTATGTCGGGTCGCTCGTCCCTGATGTTCAAGAAACGTGGCGTCTCACAGAATCTGGATTCGAGCGTGCCTCTGTCACGATCGCACCCGGACTTGTAAAAATATTTGACGAAATTCTCGTCAACGCCGTCGATCAACATTCACTCGCGCCCAAAAAGGTTACACGGATTGATGTCGCCGTGAGTGCCACGGGTGTCGTCACGGTGAAGAATAACGGCGACGGTATCCCCATTCGGAAACAGGATGATGTTTGGATTCCCGAACTTATCTTTGGACATCTCTTGACATCGTCAAACTATGACGATACGCAAGTTCGGACGACCGGTGGCCGAAACGGCTATGGTGCCAAACTCACGAACGTCTTTTCGGACGAGTTTACGGTCCGGATCGTTTCGGGTGGCCAAAAGTACGTCCAGCGTTGGTCAAAAAATATGACGACCGTGACTGTTCCTGAAATCCGACCCATCAAAAGTGCCGGCGGGGTTGAAATTACATTCGAGCCCGATTGGTCAAAATTTGGCGGTCGCGGGACGCTGGACGCACTTCGGACTGTTGTGACGCGCCGAACGTGGGACGCAGCTATGTGTTGTCCGAAGGCGCACGTGTATCTCAACGGCGAACGGCTCGTCGTCGAGTCGGTCGAGTCGTATGCAAAGATGCACACGTCCGGTATACTTGTTCCGCTCGGGAAGGATATCGTCGTCGCGCACACGGATACGGGTAAATTTGAACACGTCTCGTACGTCAACGGTATTTCGACGACCCAGGGCGGTACGCACATCGAACGGTTCATGATTCAGCTCGTCGCGGCGCTCGGTGTTTCGGCCGTCCGACCGGCGCAGGTTCGGTCGTCTCTGTGGGTATTCATGCGTGCGACGCGCGACCGACCGACATTCTCTTCGCAGACCAAGACGGAGTGTACATCGAAAGACGCGACCGATTATGTGTTCCGGCCGGCGTCCGTCAAGGCTATCATGGCGTGCGGTCTCGCGGACGACCTTGCAGCCCTGGCACTCGCCAAGACTGAAAAGGAACTCAAGAAGACGGACGGGTCTAAGAAATCACGGATCACCGGCGTTGCCAAACTCGACGACGCAAACTGGGCAGGTACGGCCCGCTCGCACGAGTGTACACTCATCGTAACGGAGGGCGATTCAGCCAAGACGCTTGCGGTCGCGGGTCTCAGTGTCGTCGGCCGGAACGCCTATGGCGTATTCCCATTGCGGGGGAAGCCCCGGAACGTTCGCGACGCAAGTCTGAAACAACTTACAGATAATCAAGAGTTTTCGGATCTCAAAAAGATTCTCGGCCTCCAACATGGTCGTACGTACAAAACGCTCAAAGAGCTTAGATACGGCCGGTTGATGATCATGACGGATGCGGACCTCGACGGAAGTCACATCAAGGGTCTGGTTTTGAATATGGTGCACCACTTTTGGCCTGAACTCATCCGGCTCGGTTTTGTGGTTGCGATGGTGACTCCGGTTATCAAGGCCGGGAAGCAATGGTTTTTTACCGAGTCGGCGTTCAAGGCGGCGGCACCGCGCGGCGCGGTCAAGTATTACAAGGGTTTGGGTACATCCACGAGCGCCGAGGCGAAGGAGTATTTTGCGGCGATCGAGCGTCTGACGGTCCGTTTCGACCACGACCCGGCGACGGACGAATCTATGACGTTGGCGTTTGCAAAACCGATGGCCGATGCGCGCAAAGAATGGCTCGTCGGTCACATGAACGCCACCCCGCCGTCTGTACCCTACGGCGACGTTACGAATCTGAGCGTGACGGATTTCGTCCGTCGGGACATGGCCAACTTTTCGGTCGAGGACATTCACAGAAGTATTCCGCACGTCGCCGACGGACTCAAACCCAGTCAACGTAAGGTTCTCTACGCGTGTCTCAAACGTAACCTGACATCCGATATGAAGGTTGCGCAGCTCGCCGGCTATGTCGCCGAACACACGGCGTACCATCACGGCGAGGCGAGTCTCCAAGGAACGATCGTCGGCTTGGCCCAAAACTTTGTCGGGTCGAACAATGTGCCGTTGCTCGTACCGAGCGGTCAGTTTGGTACGCGACTCATGGGCGGAAAGGATTCGGCAAGTCCCAGGTACATCTTTACGCGCCTGGCTGAAAAGACCCGAGCGTTGTTTTGTGCCGATGACGACCCGGTTCTGCGCTACGTCAAGGAGGATGGACAGACGGTCGAGCCAGAGTGGTATGCACCAGTTGTGCCGACTGTTCTGATCAACGGCGCAGAGGGTATCGGGACGGGTTTTTCGTGCTACGTGCCTCCGTACAATATCAAGGTTCTCAAGGAGAATATTCGTCGCGCGCTCGACGGCACGGCGATGATTCCAATGGTTCCATATTTTGAAGGATTTACCGGGACGGTCACGCGCAAGAGCGAACACGCATGGGTTCTCAACGGTACGACCGAAGTGTCCGGTGGGGTCGTTCACGTGACTGAACTTCCACCCGGGCGATGGATTCAGGATTTCAAAGAGACGCTCGACGACCTGGTCGAAAAGGGGACGGTCACAAAGTACGAGAATCATTCGACCGAAACAAAAGCCGACTTTCGCGTATGGGGTCCGCTCGAAGCGCTCAACCTCACGCGGACGGTCCACACCTCGAACATGTATCTCGTCGGTCCGACCGGTGCGATCAAAAAATACAATTCGCCGGAAGAGATTCTGGTTGATTATCTCGAAATCCGTACGCGCGTCTACGCTCGGCGGCGCGCCTACATGCTCAAGTGTCTCGGGTCCGAAATAGAATGGCTTTCCGAAAAGGCGCGATTCATCGACAATGTGATCGGCCAGCGCCTGAAGGTGTTTAATGTCCCTCGGGCCCAGATTGACGACCAGCTCCGGTCATTCAAGTTTGCGGAGGACACGTGGCCGAAGCTGCTCGACATTCGCACGGTTCAATATTCGCGCGAAGAAGTTCAGAAACTCGTCGCGGCCTGTCAGCAGAAGACGACCGAACGTGATACGCTCGCGGCGACCAGTGTGCCCGAACTATGGAAACAAAATCTGAATAACCTGTAGAGAATGGTGCTTTCGCTGTTACAACTGAGAAACTTGGCCAACAATGTTCCGCGACAGGCTCGTCCGCCGGATATATCCGACGAGAACTACCTTGTGTTTATGAAAACACAGTTCAGAGATCCGGTTCCCCAAGAAGTGAATGTACAAGTCCAAGCGCTCCAGACGCTCGAAAGTCTGTCAGCCTTTACGACCGGGCTCGCCGCCTTGGTGACCCGGATCGATACGATCATTCCGCCGGTACACACACCCGTCTCTTTAAATGATGTCCTGGCCGAACTTCGTCGGTTCCAAAAGACGATCGATCCGATGGATCAGACGATTCAGATGATTGGGTACATGCCCATGATTGCCAAGTACATAGATGTCGCGGCCGTTCAGCAAGCAGTACTTGAAGGTACGCCCGTCCAGCCTGTTCTGGATATGCTCGTTTCTGAATTTTCACGACGGGTCGCACTTCTTCTCACGGTGGGCGATACACCTCCTCCGTTCAAATACCTTCTGCCGGTGTACAAAAAATTCAGAGCCGCGTACCAGGTTGGGCGCGACGACGCGACGCGCGAACTGGCTACCCAGGCGTACAAGAACGACGTGCTCAATCAACTCGACGGCGGGTCTCGCCTCGTCGTGTACCCGCCGACGACAACGTCCACGATGGGGTTTTACACGCCGGCGTTCGACCCTACGGCCGGTACATTTAATGTATATCTGACCGAGGCGACACCCGGTCTGAACGTGGCCAAAGGTTGGTCGGTCCAGGGTCTCACCGGTGTGTACGGTAATGTCACCGTCACGGAATACACCGCAAATGTATATTCGGACGCGCTCATAAGCCCGGGTCCGCCCGCAGTTTCGTACCCATTCGTATCTGTGGCGTCTGTCGTGTCTGATGCACCAAACCCTGACATTCGACCGAGTTCCATGTTACGTATGACTCTTGCGCCACCGGTCGAAAGTAATCTGGTCGCCGTTTCGAACATCACGGGTGCGCCGAGTTTTTCGTACTACGATCCGCGACTTTACGATTCGTCTAAAATTAAAGGAACAGAAGGTCGCGTGAGAGAGCTCGGTTCGAATGTCACGACGAGTGAAGGGCGTCACGTATTCCACACGGTTGTTGATCGCGGCGCCGGTACGGGTGCACTCACAGCCATGGCTGCCATAGGTGCACAAGAACCATACATGTTCGGCGGTCAATCCAATTGGATTCCCGGGTCCGTCAAGCAACACACGGCGTTTTCGCTGACACAGCGTGTTTCTCTTCCGCTGTCGAACGTCGGTGGCTATCTCGGAAACACAGTTCAGGTTGATATTTTTCCGCGCGAAGGCGGTGACCTCCTTACAAATATGTATCTCCAGTGTGCTTTGCCGGCCGGCACGTACACGGAACTCGTCGGCCGGGCACTCATCGACAAAGTTGAATTCCTCGTCGACGGTATCACATACGAGTCAATCACGGATGATTGGTACGTCATTCGTGATCAACTGTTTCTGGACGCGGATGAAAAACTCGGAATGTACGAGGCGATCAGCGGCGGAACACCCGAAGGCACAAATGTCGTCGCGGCCGACCAACTCAACCTGATTATTCCACTCGAGTTCTTCTTCTGCCACCGGTATACGCACGGCGAAAAGCGAACTCGGCCGTTTTTTCCTTTGTGCGCCCTGACTCTTTCGACGATTTCGGTCCGGTTCACATTCAATACCCAAAAGTGGATTACAAACTCGGTGACACCCATAGAAATTATTCAACCGCGTCTTCTCATCGAGGAGGTTACTCTGTCGCCCGAAGAACGTATGTATTTTCGGTCTAGGCCATTCACATATAAAGTACCGCGCGTCTGGAAAGAAGCGACCCAGGATTATAAAGAGGGTCTGGTTCGTCTGAATCTCACGGCCAATTTTCCAGTCACCATGATGGTATGGTTCGTCCGTAACAAACAGTACGAGTCTGATGATGCTCGATACTTTGAGTCGCGGTACGCACTGGGCTACATGACACAGTATATTCAGGCGGCGACACCCGTCACATTCTTTAACGGCGTCGAGCTCAAGTACATAGACACGATCGAGTATGCGACTCTGTACCTGAACAACCAAAACGTTCTTTCTAATTTTCCGGGCGGGTTGTACTATACATTCAAACAGTCAATCGATCACGGTCTTTCTGTTCCGACCAAAAACATGTACATGTATTGTTTTTCGGAACGACCCGCTGAATACAATCAGGGTGGTGCGCTCGATTTCTCAACCCTGAACTCGCAGACGACCCATCTCGATATTAAATTTCTTGATGCGTACGCGCCACAGATTGCTGCAAACTTTTCCCTAAATCTGTTTTATTATGGATATGCGACGCTTCACATTGAAGATGGCCGGTGTTCACTTTTGAAGTGAGCATATACTCAATGATACCATTCTGGATACACCATCTCAGAAAGTTCAATTGGGCGCACGTCGTCGTAAACCCCTGAAACTCGATCCGTTCCGTGCGACAAAACGGATCGAACAATTTTTTAGAATAGCCATCCAGGCTCGATTTGTACGCAACGTGAACCGTAAACGACCGGCCGGCCGGGGTTTGATACGTTACGTGTTGCTTTTTGGAATAGTTTGTCACGAACCATTCGAGGTTCCGGAGAGAAATCCCTTTTCGGTGCGTCAGAATATCAGACAGCTGTTCGAGGTGTCTCGGGTCGTCAAAGAAACGCGCGAGCGAATCAAGAAGCAGGTCGGACTTGGCCATTTGTGGACAAGCAGTTCAAGTTTTTAAGACTCTCCCGAAGTTGCTCAATCTGGGCCAGGAGTATCTTCTCGACCGCCTCTTTGTGTTCGATGGTGTGCCTGAGTCGTTCGATCTCATTCTCGAAATGTTTCGACCGGCCCCGAACATCCTTCACTTCGAGGGACGTTTCCCACGCCTGGTGCATTTTTGTTTTCTTGTGCTGGGCCATGTTCTTATACATAAAACCCGGCCGACAGAGACACTGGTGTGTCAGAGAAACCTCCATTGTACAGAGATGGGTGTGCGCCTTTAAACTCTACATTTTCCACCGGTGTCCGCACGCCACGCACGTGATATAGCACGTCATGGGTTCGTCTGCACTTCGGGTCTGGAGCTGGTAATACGTCGTCTTCTTGGATTTACACTTGCCGCACTTGAACTGGCCTTCGTAATCCTCGTCGAGTTCAGCCTTTGCAGCCTCGATCGAGAGTTCCTTCGTCTTGAGTTTGAATTCCATTTGGCCCATAGGACCTTCGGGCCAAAACTGGGTCGGTGTCATAGACCCGAGATCCTTCGCCTTGACCTGTTTCTGTTCGATACTGTCCATAAGAGTTGGGCTTTTGCGCAGGTTAAACATGACAGACTGGACGCGGTGCTTGTACCGCCAGCGGAAATCACGGTTTTCCCACGAAGGCGCCTGGCCGAGACGCTTGGTTTGCTGGACCGCCCACGTAAAGACAGACTTTTCGGCGTTTTTGTACTGAGCCTCGGCCGAGAGAATGGAGGCAAACTGCTGCATCGCATAGTCACGGAGAGGGTGGGTGGCGGCCATTGATTTTGTTGGTGCTTTTGGTGGTGAGCCATGTCTAGCGCCGCAGACACAACTTAAAAACTTGGGTCGTCGGTATGTAAAATGGCATCCGGTCTGACGTCCAAGATCCACCTGCTCCTCGAGAACGAGACTGAGGCGAAGCAGTCTGTCAAGAATCTGCGCGACGAGCTTAACGAGCTTTTCGAGCAGACTGCCGTATACAAGAGCGTGTTTGACGCGGCCGTCGAGACGACCAAGGCGCATAAGGTTTCAGAGAAGGTTGCCAAGGCGCACGCGCTCAAGGTGGCACGTATGGTGTACACGCCCAAGGAGGATGCCGAGGCGGCCGAGGAGGCTTAAACATGTGACACACTTTCACAGTAGAAAATGGAGACCAAGTGCACCGAGAACGACCCAGTAAAGTGCGAGTGCACGGACGACGCATCATCTGTGACGACCGAGGACGTGATCGAGGCTCTCCGGCCTTCATGGCCTCTGATCCGACTCGAAATCAATCTGCCCGGGTGGTTCATAATCGCGGCTGCAATGATCGTTGGTCTAAGAAATACGTGCCCGGTATAACTATGATTATATGCGCCACTGCGTGCGTAACCGTCGGCAACACGTGTCACTGTTGTGCCGAACGGCGTCTCATTGGGTTTTTGCGTGAACAGGCGCGCCGGGCAGGGGTTGCACCGGCGCGCTTCTCACACTGGATTCACAGAAAACATGGCGTGTTCACCGTCGCGCGTACGAGACGTGACGGTGAACCCGGTATATCCCTTCCGTGTGTCATTTGTCGGAAGATGCTTGACAAGTTGTGTATTACGTGGCGGGCGCACATAGGGGCGCTCTGGGTGACGCAGTACGACGCACCACCTTCACGCCCGACTCAAAAACAAAGGGCTTTAGTATTTTAGAGGACGAATCTGGTAAGGCGCCCGGTGAAGAAGAGCGCGTGGCCGGTGTGCCTTGCGACCATAAAGAACGCGCGGACCGTCCATGACTACGTACGTGATCCGGGTCGTCTGATATATCGGACGACCCTTACGGTTCGCGTAGCTCGTCTTGTTACGCCGGACGGGCGCACGACGTTTAGCTACGGCCAGGAGACGGGAGCGTCTCGACGCGAGTTGGGACGCGAGAGCTTCACGCCGAGATACCATACTTAGTAGCCTTGGAGAAGTTTTTTGGCCAGTCTGGTAATTAAGACGACCCTTACGGACCCTTGGAGGAGTTTTTTTTAGGTCCGATCACACCTTTTTTGTAATTATTCAGAGTTTTATTAATACGTGAAATATTATTACCTCTTCTAAACTCTGACATTGACATCGGAGCGACTGGATTTGGTCTAAACCCTAATTGCTCCTGAAGAATCCATGTGCTTGTCGGTCTCGCGTTTCCCCCTTGACGGGAACTCGATCTCTGCCCCATGTTAGTACCCTTATGTTGTATGTTGTTGTATTTACCCTTGTTTATAACCGCCTTCGTAAGGAGAGCGCGGAGAATTCTCCCTATTTGCTGTCCTCTAAATTTATTATTAGTTCCTCCCCAGTTGAATTCAACATTGGACGGACCAATCTCTATAGCCGCGTTACCGGCCTTCCGTCCGTCGACATACATAGTCACTGTGAGTATTCGTTTGTTGGCCCCGAATCCCCTCGCATTAGTCATTCGGATGGAATTTGGATCGAACCCCGTGAGGTAATTTTTAACGTTATTGATACGGGTGCGTTTGGGAGGCGCGTTTTTGAGTTTGGGGGGCACGTTGCATTTCACACCTCCACACAAGCGCCTAAACATTTACTAGCCTCGGAGAAGTTTTTTTGCCGTCGCGTCAAGCTGAAGGTACCATCGGGCGGCGTGGACTGCATCGGGTGCACACAAACCCTCGACACGTTCGACCGTCACGTACTCGTCAAACTGAATGTCCCATATGCCCAGTTCTACTTCAGATGCCCAAAAGTTTTTCGTCTGGACGCTTGTCAAAAAATCGAGCGCAGCCGTCTTAGAGGCGGCATTCACAGCCGTTCCGTTTGCAAATTTCCACGTCGGAAAACTCTGAGGCGGGTCGGGTATCGGCACGGACTGACAACACGAACCGAACAGCATCATCTCGTCTTACGTGTTATACCGAGCGACGCCTCTAATGTACTTTTGGCGCGCGCGAGCGGCTTGGCGCGCTTGAGCACGAGCGTATCGTCCGATGTTTGTGCGGCCGGTACATACTTTGCGCCGCGGCACACGGGTGTCAAGTCGGGCATGATGTGTGTTTCCCATGGCATGGTTACGACGACGTTCGACGATCCGTCTCTAAACTGTTCGATGGTGAGCGTCCCGCCGAACACTTTGAGTGTCGGTCGTTTCGGTGCACACCGTATCGGCGTGTACTTGTTTCCGTTTGTGTGTTTGCGCATCAGCGCAATGTACATTTGCATTTCGCCGGATCTCGGTCCGCCTTTATCCAGCGCGTAAGTCTTCATACACTCCCACGAACAAAAATTACCGGTCGTCGAGTACCGTTTAGTCCGGTCGTCGTACCGATAAGGACAATGGAGCGCCTGGCCCGGAAAGGGATGGCAGCACCACCAACACCACGTACCTTCTTGTGACATTAGATGTTAAAGAACACCTTGCTTTATTTACAAGTTATGTCTTTATTGTCGATCGATGTAGGCATAAAGAACCTTGCGATGTGTCTCATGGATCCCGGAACGCGCCGGATTCAACAGTGGGACGTCAGCGGCGTACCGGCCCAACACGCCGACGGTCTGTTCCTTTCGATGAAACGGCACCTCGATGCGAAACCGTGGTGTACGACAGCCCGGACGGTCCTCATCGAGAAACAGCCGGACAAGAACCGTACGATCAAATCGGTCGAACATTTTTTACACGCCTACTTTCTCTGTCACGACCAGGATGTTATTATTTATGACGCTCGGCACAAAGTACCAGACGTGTCTGGTCCAGGCCGAGCACGCTACCTCGAACGTAAAAAAGCGTCGATCGACCGGTGTCGCCTGTTTCTCGAAGAGACTCAGCCGGAATGGCTCCTGGTGTTCGACAAGCACAAAAAGAAGGATGACCTGGCCGACACGTGTATGCAAGCCCTGAGTTACGTCCCCGTGCCAGTGACAGCCGTCCCGAAACAACAGAGAGGCCGTCGACCGACCGAGAACCAAACTCGCACCAAGTACTCCAAGGCGAACCTGGCGTGGCTGTACGCCCAAGGTGAACACAAGACGAAACGGTTCGAGAAGGACCTTGCCCGGTACTACCACTGCCTGAATGAACTTCTCACGGAGTTTAATATCCCGGAATGAATAAGGGGGGATGGCAACTCCTCCCCCCAGTTATAGCGATGTCGTTATTCCGATGGGTTCATTAGATGATTCGTTACAGGCTGCGTCGACAAAAGATATCAGTAGTTTGTATTACGAGCCGCCCGCACCAGTAGTAAATGTTGACGTAATTGATGAACAACTTCCCGAATCTCTAAAACAAACACTTAGAGATTGTGACGGGACCGATACATGTAATCTTGTCACCGCAGAGATAACTGATAGCGGCACACTTACTTCAGTGAAGGTCCCAGAGGGTGTATACGAATCGATTGAAACTACTGAACGCCCCAGACTCGTTGCTATCAAAAATCCGAAAATTCCTACAGACCCTAATGTCTCGATTGCATCCATTTCGGGGAGCGGAACACTCGCGACAGTCACGACGACCGTACCGCATTTACTTACGACCGGTGATTATGTAAAAATATCAGAGACGGGAGTTCCTTTACATAATGTAAAAAGTACATCCGTGACCGTCGTAGATGCTACACATTTTACATACCCCACATCGGTGTCAATACCTGTGACCGGTGCAGGTATCGTCGAACCCCTGTTGACATGGGATTCTTTCGGTATTCCGACGGAAGCTAAACAATTACACGGTCAACAGGTCCGTCCGTGGCGTGCACCTATTGTTCGCAAAACCGAAGGCGGTTATTCTAAACTGCCAAATCAGCATTTAAATGGGTCAGTACTTCGGACACTGCCCATAGAGTCTAGTGATGATAGACTGGACGACTTAAAGTACCCTACAAATCAAGTACTGTGTGCGAAACTATGTGATGATGACGGATTGTGTAAAGGATTTAATGTAACTGAATCGACTGACATATGTACATTATTTTCGGACGCAGGTACGATGACTGTAGAAACACGCGCCGATTCTACATATAGTCAGGGGTATATAAAATATACATTTGACAGTATTGTTTCTGGATTAAAATATACTGTACCCGAATTGGCATATTCTTACTCTACAACTTTTACAAAAAACGACCCGGAATTTGATTCCTTAGATATATTATTCAAGTATCCGGAACCAGAGGTCAAAACAGCATTTGAAACTGAAATGTCGAAATATGCCATATATACATCTCGATTGCGACCAAACGACCAGTCGGTCGAATGGGACAATAATGGCCGGACATGCATGGACATAGACGCGTGTAATCAAACACTTATGAAAGTGTACGAAAATCCAACTATTACAACATTTTTATCCAGTGATTATGCTGCATGCGACGGATGCCCGGTAAGAGGATATTCAAAAACATTACATCAAATATTATTTACAGAAGTTCCTGCGATCAAACTTCCTTCTGATAAAAAACCTAAGGTGATTATCACCGAAAACAGAAGACAATCGGGTGACATGTTTAGTTACTCCGAACGTAATCTTGGGTTTTATTACTATTCGCCCAATTATACAGAACTCAATAAGGGTACACCACTGGATGCCGAACTGAAATCGTATATAAAAGGTTTCGATAATTATAAAGTTATAGTCGATCTCAGTTCACAATCGGCATTAATTCAAAAATTCTTTATGTGGTACGGCCACGGTGGTCAATCTTTCGAAAATATTGATACACCGGTTAATTGTTCGAACACTGCTCCTCTATTTAGTTTAGGACCTTATTTTTTAGTAAATGGCAGTAGGCCCGCCGCGTATCCGGATGCGATTCTGCACACAAACGGTGAATGGCTCGTACAATGGGATTGCGGAGATAGATTTAGTGCTCCGATCGCCGTAACTGTTCCGCCGAGTAACGGCGGAACAGCGTGTCCGGCGCTTATTCAGTATAAAACTTATTCTACAATGCGCGCGTGCTTCGGTCCTAATGCCACCGAGGGACAAATATATAGAGCATTTTTACACACGGACGGACTCTCTGATTACGAGAGAGATTACAGTCGTCTCAATACACCCCATGAACGATATCTTCTTGGACATTCGACAACCTATATTATTTTTAAATACGAAAATGGTAAATATAGAAAATTTCCTAATATTCTCATCTGGTACTGGACGCTTAACCCCGTGCTTGGAAATTTATATTATCCGGACCATCCACCTGAAGCAAGACGACAGGTGCCACCGCAACCATACGTGTTAGCAGGAGACCAAGAACCATATAGCGTACTCGATCCTGCAAAATTTGGCGAAGATATGCCGGATCCTTATATATCACTTGGCCAATATAGAACTGTCACATACCCTTCATCTTACAACACAAACATAAACAACTTTAATCCTAAACCGGACGGACATTACTCGTTCGCGTGCGAAAATGCCGGAAAGTGTAACGACGGTCAACATGGACGATCTGGTTGGGCTAAATATAATTGCGACACTGCATCTTCGGCTGACGGCAATGCAACGTGTGATACGGCGAAACCATCCGGTATAATTGACGCAGCCACGTCGCCTCAATGTAACGGTAAACGCGTCTACTGCGTACCGCCGATTGTCGCCGAAGGTGAAAATGACCCGGGTATGCGACACAAATACTTTGCATTCGATATACCCGGTCTTCGTGTCGTACAGACCAAGATCATGCAAGATGTCCGCGAAGAACACGAGCTCGGTGATTTATGGTTACAGACTATTTATGATGTTGCGGATAAAAGTCTTCCGCTCGTAGTTGACACGTCAGGGGTCCCTGACTTATTTGTAGAAGGTACGCTCACAAGAATCGCACCCCCGTGTGATAACCCGGTGGGTGGTGTCGCGGCTCCAAATGGCGCATGTGTATGTGTTCCCGGTAGTTATAATCGTAGCGGTACATGCACCCCATGCAGTGTCACTTTGGCGACCGGGGCAACATGGGTCGATTCAACGTGCGGAACGCGTATGTGCTTGGGTCGTTCGCAACCTAATAGTAGTAAGACGTTTTGTTCCCCGTGTAAGCCTGATGGAGATTCCATATGGACATCTGATTCAGGGTGCGGCACTGGTATTTGTTCAGGTACGACCGCGCCAAATGCATCACAAACAGCGTGCGTAGCCGTGTGCACCGAAAATGCAGTTTCTCGGCCATTTCAATGTGTAAAATGTACACCGGCGTGTTCATTTTCGTGCGCGACACCCGGATTTACGCCCACGGGATTCAAGGAATTGAGTGCGACTAGATGGACTTATAAGTGTGATTCCGACTTTAAATGTAGCAAACAAGTGGAAATTCCATCAGGTTCTATACTCGCAGACCCGTTGCTTTGCACTGTACAGGAATGCGCACCGCGCACTGGTCCGGCGTCTGATTTAGCATCATGTATCCCGTGTACAAATACACCAAGTGTTACAGATATATGGTCAAAACATTGCGAAACGACCAGGTGTCCGGAGGGTCAGGTTGCATCATATAATTATATGACGTGCGCGGCATGCACACACGGCGTACCTTGTGCAACATGTCAGCCGTCGACGCCCATATATTCGGTGGTCGTGGCTAGATGCGTCGGGTGTACACTCGACAGTCAGTGTGACCCCGGATATCAATGTTCGGTGGGTCTGGCGTGCGCACAGTGTGCACCCGATACTATTTGCAGAACGTGTCCGGCCGAAAAACCTTATTATAACGGTACTGCGTGCGTAGAATGTGTTTCAAGTACACAGTGCGGTTCAGGTGGCCGGATGTGCACGAAAAATATATGTGCGTGCCCGGCCATTATGCCTATATACGATACAGATACATCCACGTGTGTACAGTGCAAAACAGCAAGTGACTGTACTGGTTCGACAGGTGTCACGTGTGTTGGATCGGTGTGTATAATACCAGGTGTAACGTATGGTTGTCCTGTACAGACGGCGTATGCATGCGATTCCTCGCCGGCTGTTACGATCGACGTTGTGACAGATGGTAATATGTGTACAGCGACGGGTAGTTTATATACGGTGACAATTCCATCTACGTGCGACGCAACTATTTTAGAAAATTTTAGAGAAGTTTTGGGTTCCCATACACTTGCAAACGGGACACTTTTGGCTAATTACACCGATCCCATTTATTCGCCGATGGCATGTGCCGAGTTGTGCATAAATGCGTCATGTACCGGATTCTACGTATACGACATCCCGGCAGGTTTGACGAAAGGTAAATGTAAACTATTCACGGGCCCGGTCGTTGCTAAATATGACGCAGGTAGTCGATATGGTAAGAAAACATTTATACGAGAAGGGTCAATGTGTACACCTGCAACTACGGTAAATAGAATGTGTCAGACGGCTGCCCAAACTGTAAATTGTATGCATGGATTCACATCCGTTCGTGAAAAGTGTGTGATGCCTAAACAATCACCGTGTCCCTTAAATAATATATGGACGGGATCGGCATGTAGTCCTTGTCCGAGCAGAGCTACAGCTTCGCCGTCGACTATATTTCAAGGCGGTGTTCCAAACGGGTCGTGTACATTCCCATTTTGTCCGTTAAATAATATATGGACGGGATCGGCGTGCAGTCCTTGTGGTGCAAACAGTACTGCTTCGTCGTCGCAGGTAGTGTCGGACGGTGCTCCAAACGGGACATGTGTGTGCGTATACCACCATTATCATGTATCGCCGACTCAATGCGTGTCGTGTAGTTACCCGTCGGGGAATCAATACGTAACCAGTCTGTGTACACAAGATAAAGATACAGGCTTTGGGACGATGGACCCAAAACCGACGTGTCTCGGTATCGGTACTGAATACCTGAACTATTATGTAGGACACCCGGGAATGAAGGGTTACCCAACATCTACGTGTAAGCCGTGTTCTAAGCCGGGCGGTGATTATTATGTAGCGGCGGCGTGCACCGCTACAACGGATACCGTCCTTTTGCAAGACGCTGGACAGACGTGTCCGGCCGGTAAATACTTACGACCGATGGTTCAAGGAACTACGTTGACCACGGGCTCACCGAGTGCATGCCGGACATGTACTCCGCCGCTGTCGACTCAGTACGTAGTCACGGCGTGTGGAACATTCACGGATACAGTCAATGCGACAGACCCGGGAATAACGTCGACAAAATGTGTACTGGGTCGTACGTACTTCAGACCGAAGGATCAGGGAAGCGTGTCAGTGGCGGGCTCACCGAGTGCATGCATGCCGTGCACTAAACCGACGTTGACGAATCATTTCGTATATCAGACATGTACAAAAACAACTGACACAATCCTTTCGGTGGACATAATAACACCGACGTGCCAAGACGGTATTACATTTCCCACACCGATGGTCCAAGGAACTACGCTGACCGCGGGCTCTGCGAGATCGTGCAAGATGTGTTCTCAGCCGGGAGCGAATCAGTACGTAACCCGGCCGTGTTCAATCTTGATTGGTGATACCGGCCTTGCGGCAGACGTAACACCGACGTGTAGCCTCGGCGTCACATATGTGAGAAGGGATCCAGGAAGTTCGAAATCCATAGGATCACAGGCTGCGTGCGCCGGGTGTAGTTACCCGGAAGCGAATCAATACGTAACCGTAATGTGTGGAACAAACTGGAATACCCTCATTGTGACGAACACTGTAACATCGTCACAATGTCAAGGTGTAGGCATTGAATACTTTGATCCTGGTACTAAAGGAAGTCCGAAGTCCTTAGGATCACCGAGTGCATGCAGGCCATGCAGTACACCGGGTCCAAACCAGTACGTACAAACGGTGTGTTGGTTCACGTCGGATACCGTCATTATAAACAACCCATCGGTGGTGTGTGACGCCGGTGTTACATACCTCCAACCGATGCGTAAAGGAAGTGCGTCAGCGACGGGCTGGCCGAGTGAGTGTTCGCCGTGCAGACAACCGGGTTGGAATGAGTACGTGGTCACGGCGTGTACACCAACCACGGATACCGTCCGTGCGATAGACACAATACGGACAGACGCAATACGGACGTGCCCGGACGGTGAATACTTGTCAAGGAATCAAGGAAGTGCGGCAAGTGCGGGCTCGCCGAGTGTATGCAAGCCGTGTACTTCGCCGGGCACGGGTCAGTATGTAGTCACGGCGTGTGGAACACTCACGGATACCGTCATTGCGACCAACCCGACAACACCACCTGTGTGTACAAACGGTGTTACATACTTCCAATCGATGGTTCAGGGAAGTGTGTCGACGGCGGGCTCGCCGAGTCGATGCGCGGCGTGTACTCCGCCGGGCACGAGTCAGTACGTATACCGGGCATGTACCACATCAGTGGATACCGGCTTAGCGACAGACACAGCATCGTCGACGTGTGTAACCGGTAGTACATACTTGTCAAGGAATCAAGGAAGTGCGGCAAGTGCGGGCTCGCCGAGTGTATGCAAGCCGTGTACTCCACCGGCAGCGAATCAGTACGTATACCGTGCATGTACCCAAACAGCAAATACCGACAATCGGACAAATCCGGTGTGTGTAAACGGTAGTACATATATCACCCAAACGGTGGTTCAGGGAACTACGTCGAGCGCAGGCTCACCGACTGTTTGCAGGACGTGTACGCAGCCGGCAGCGAATCAGTACGTAAACAGTGTGTGTACAACAGGAATGGATACCGGCTTTGCGACGGAGACATTACCGACATGTACCGGCAATAGTGCAGTCAGACAATACGGTACATTCTTGAGAAGGAATCAAGGAACCTCCGCGGTCACAGGGTCACTGAGTCAATGCGTGGCGTGTAGTCGGCCGACATCATCTAGACAGTACATAATCTCGTACTGTACACCACTTAAAGATACTGTTATCGGGCAAATATAGTGGTAAAAAAAATGTACAATAATAAGAATGAAGGTTGAACTCGGTCGGAAATTTTTCGTCAGGACGGGTATCATCGTTACTGTGCTCATTCTTCTCATATTCATTGTGTGGAAATGGCGTGCACGGTCAGCATATAAAGTTCCTGAACTGACATCGTCCATGACGGCATCGTATACGCCAAGTGCTCTAGTGGGATCGGCCGGATCTTTCATTGTAACAGTGATGGATAAATCGGTCACCGCAACTCCATTTTCGACGACGACGACACCAGTCTCAATCACAGGCGGGACCGGTTCAGGCGCACAATTTAACATAATTTCGGTTTTGCCAAACAGTGTAGGCGGGTCGGCCGCAGCAGGATGGACCGCAACGTTCAACAGTGCAGAATTAAAAACCGCATATACACCATCGGCGTCCGAACTTAGGAATATGGTAGTATCGTTCGCCGCGACCCGAACCTGGACAATCAGTCGAATCGAGACAATCAATCCACCCACAACTACGGCAATTACACCCCCGGTAAAAGTCACAACCAGTGTAGCACACGGGCTCGTGACCGGTCAGACTGTAACTATCGGTGGAGGCGCAGCAGGTACGAATGCTCGATTCAATGTAACGACCGTGCCTATAACGGTTCTCAGCGCGACTGAATTTTCGTATATCGGCGCGGCGGGTACTGCAAGCGCGACGAACGTCGTCTACGCACCGGCTACCGGAATGACCCTTACGGTCGTTGGAACGACGACCACATACACAACCCTCATGAATAACGTACAGAAATGCTTCAATGCATACAGCCAGATGCTCATTGATAACCCGGATGATGCGAACGCGTTAAAATATCGTTCAAATTGCGTGAGTCATCACGCCACTCAGTACCTAACAACAAAGTGTCCGGCTGTCACAAACCCTACTATAACAGATGCGACGTATTTGAATACCGAGAAAGCCATCCGCAAGGCTTATATCCCTTTTATGAGTATAACAGATACTAATGCAACCGTGGCCGGACAGGGACTTACAGATATCGCCTCATACGGTCTGACCGGTGCGTCCGTTGGTCTGACCGGTACTTCACTCACACAGGGTGCACTGATGCGAAAGGTTGCAGAGCGAGCCCGTGATGCCGATATTGCCGCCGCTGCGCGTGTATATATTTATGGCCAATGCCCGGGCTTTTATGACGTTACGGCACCGGACGGAACAGATGTCGTAAAGAATTACTCAGGACTCGCGTTTGACGAAACCCAGGTCACTTGGGCAAACATCATGGCCTGGGCTAAGAAAGCATCCACGTACACGTATACCACAGGTACTACAGCAGCAGGAACAGGTGCATTTAATAATTTGTACGGTGGTATATCTGGTACAACGAGTACCGCGGTCAATATGGTGACCGGTACAGGTGCGTACGCGTCCTTGGCATCGACTACCCTGCCGACGACATCTAATGAATATGTACCCGGTCTTGATAACCCGATTAAATATGGTGAGATTGCGCGATTCTTCGGCCCGGGCATGAAGGGCACAGGGGCTACAACCATGCCGTGGTAAACAATCTACATGTTAATCAAGCCCGGTGTAAAACCACCCGTTGCTGTTGTCACAGGAAGAGGAGGTCCTGTTGATGGTAAAGAAGTTATAACGGTGGGTGGTATATCCGTAAAAAGACCTAAAACAATAGGGCTCGTCGCGGTCATATAAGGCGTGTCTATATGAGTTATGCCGCCCGGTTTTACCATTAAAACCGTCATAGGACGTATTGTATATTTAGGAGTCTGTACATTCATGTACCCTAAACATCTCGTGTCGAGACCTGGCGCAGTTGCCGGATTTGCATTGTAATTTATGTACGCATTCATACAATAATATTTCCGCATATCCGCAAGTGTCGACTCTGAGAAATGATTAAGCATTTTCGGTGTGTCCCATAATGCCGCAGATGGTATACTGTCTTTTTCGTACACAAGTTGGTAATACCAGTGGTTCTTTTCATTCCAGCCGTAATGATTTTGTGTAATTTCATCTCTTCCGGAATAAGGATACATGGGAATATCCGGATCGACGCCGTTGGTCCACGTCTTATTTGTCAAAAATGGCTCCGATGCATTCAATGGTGCTAGTGTTCCAATCTCCGGGTTGACATATCCGTCGGACGGAAATGACGGTACGCACCATACATATGCTTTAAAGCCGCTACCACCATCTACGTCGGGATCGGCCGCCCCGCGAATCATCGGTGGATTAAGTTCAAAACATTTTCCTTGCGGTGCATCGTCATCGAATGCAAGATACCCATTAATTGTCGTTAAGCCGTCCTTGAGAGGGAAAAAGTTTATTCTTTTAGTTTCGGATAGTTTTTCGACCAATATTGGGGTGCGGGCCGTGTCAGTGATTTGATGAAGCCTAATTGGTTTTGTAACCCATCCTTCTACGAACGAACACGCCTTGATTCGCGTAGTTCCATCTTTAGCTTTAGAAAGACCACAAATCGAATATTCTCGGGGATCTGAAATAGGGAGCATAGATTTTTTTATATTGAGCCGGGCGGCATCTATACCCGATGATAAGCCGGCGGCTATACCGAGTAGTACAGCTACACCTATCGTAACGGGATTCGGTGCCACGAGTGCGGCAACGCCCACAAGACTTGCCGCAAAGTTAAGAGCGCTTGTTGGGCTTTTTAAGGCTTGTCTCATACCTTCGTTAAAATTTTTCTGATTCGCGAGCGCGTCCATTATCATTGATTGTCCTGTTTCCGTGAAAAAGAAACCGACACCTGTGGCGGTAAGAAATGCATCTCGTACAGTCTGACCTCTATTTCCGTTGAATGAACATCCATTGATTCTAATCCATTCACGCGGACCATTTTGTCCGAAAAACATTGACAACCCTTGTATCGCTCCTTCCGGTAAATAACACGTCTGGTCTGATGTGTTATAGCACATTCCCTGTGCTTTACAGAATCTTGCACTGAAAGTACATTTTTGAGATTCGTTGTTATCAGAATTATACGTACCTTTAAAGTACGAACATGTTGCACGTAGTCCGACATTTGTAGCTATACACGCTCCGCTCTGACCGGTGTGCATGGCTTGCATTTGTTGGATCTTGGCAAGTTCTTCTTGGTTCGCATCAGCTTTCATGGCCGCCCATGTATACCATTCGGCATACTGACCGGGTGGCAAACCATCTGCGCTATATTTACCGTACCATTCCGTGGCTCGCCGGTTACAATCCGGTTCGTTCCATCCACATTTGTATGTATGTTTACCCTCTATGAACATGGTTCGATCCAAAATATCATCTGGGTTTTTCGTTTTATAATAAATTCCGCCGTGGTGCATACAAACGCGTTCGTATGCAGCTTCGTAAAGAGATACATAATCATCCCTGCTTATTGCGGGCTGCTCACCTCCGAGGTAATAAATAAGAGGCTCGGTTGCCGAAATACGGTCGTACGTGGCTTGTCCACCTAATCCTGCGATAATATTATTGCGATAATATGCATCATTTCGTAATATGTATTCCATTGCTGTATGGTGTTCGACATATACGCGCAGTTGTGTTATATAAGCATCGCCTTGTGCTAACTCGGTATCAAGCCAATCGAGTGGACCGGAAACCATAGGGAAATATTGTTTAGCCATGGGCCAATCTTCAGTTGCCTGATTCGTAGGGCTCCTGTTCCACGCGTCGACTATATTTGTATTATGTTCCCGTAGCGTGGTTCTTTGTGCCGAAAGGGCATTAAGCGCCGTTTTATTAATTGTACTGGCCGATAAAGTACTATTTACGTCAACAAATGTTTTCGGGTCATATAATACACCATCGGAGAATGTAGATAAAACACCGAGTACATCCGCAACGTCTCCGGCAAAATTAACGACATCAAAAAGCTTACCAGGAATCTCACCGGCTGAAAAACGAGGTCCTAGAACAGGATTTGTACGAGAATCTACAACTTTGTCCGCCACGTAAGCATTATATTGTTTTCGAATGATATCATTTTTCAAATCGGTTCTGGCCCACCATAGACCAAGTCGTTGTTTATTTAAGAAGAAGTTTCTAGGAAAATTGAATTTTGTAAACTGTACCGATATATCGGTCAATTTTATTTGCCGATTTCGAATAAATTTAATAAATTCGAATTTTCCTTCCGAACTCACAAATCGTGCAATAGCAGACGACGTGTGTAGATCTGCTGAATAATATCGGAAATCCTGATTGATGTCGCTCAAATTTTTATTCACAATACGTGTGTCCGTATCAACTATTGCGGCATGTATAGCCTTTCTGAGTTCGCCGGGTAAGCCCCTGTACACGTCCGCAGTGGTGACCTTTCGGGACGCCTCGACGTCCGAAATGTTCCGAACGATCGAATCGACCAACGCTGCCTTGAATTCCGCGGGTAGCGTCTCGTAAACACCTTGTGTGGTGACCGTTCTGAACGCCTCGGTGTCCGATATGTTCCGAACGATCGAATCGACCAGTGATGCCTTGAACTCCGCCGGTAGCGTCTCGTACACTCCGGCCGTGAGAACCATTCGGGACGCCTCGGCGTTCGATATGTTCCGAACGATCGAATCGACCAACGCCACCTTGAACTCTTTGGGTAGCGTCTCGTAAACACCTTTCGTGATGACCGTTCGCGACGCCTCGACGTTCGAAATGTTCCGAACGATCGAATCGACCAACGCCGCCTTGAACTCCGCCGGTAGCGTCTCGTACACTCCGGCCGTGAGAACCATTCGGGACGCCTCGGCGTCCGATATGTTCCGAACGATCGAATCGACCAACGCCGCCTTTAACTCCGCAGGTAGCACCCGGTATACTTCCGGTGTGAGAACCGTTCGGGACGCCTCGACGTTTGCCATGTTCCGAACGATCGATTTGACCAGCGACGCTTTGAACTCGTCGGGAAACGTCTCGTAAACACCTTGTGTGGTGACCGTTCGAGACGCCTCGACGTCCGATATGTTCCGAACGATCGAATCGACCAACGCCGCCTTTAACTCCGCAGGTAGCACCCGGTATACTTCCGGTGTGAGAACCGTTCGGGACGCCTCGACGTTTGCCATGTTCCGAACGATCGATTCGACCAGCGACGCCTTGAACTCTTTGGGTAGCGTCTCGTAAACACCGTTCGTGATGACCGTTCGCGACGCCTCGACGTTCGAAATGTTCCGAACGATCGAATCGACCAACGCCGCCTTGAACTCGGCCGGCATGGCCTCGTACATAACAGGGGTGAGAGCCATCCGCGACGCCT